TGTCTCTGCCTAGTCCTACCCCCGTGCAATTTGATATAGCTGATTACTTACAAAATGCACCTAGAAGGGCTGTTATTCAAGCATTTAGAGGTATTGGTAAGTCATGGATATGTAGTGCCTTTGTATGTTGGAACTTGTTGAGAGATCCACAATTAAAGTTTCTTGTGGTGTCAGCAAGTAAAACAAGAGCAGATGATTTCAGTACATTTACAAAAAGACTAATTACTGAAATGGACATACTAAAGCACCTTACACCTAGAGCAGACCAAAGGGGAAGTAATGTTTCCTTTGATGTGGCTCTAGCGAAAGCCGCTCATTCTCCATCAGTTAAGTCTGTTGGTATCACGGGACAATTAACAGGAAGTAGAGCAAACTATATTATCTCTGATGACTGTGAAAGTTTAAATAATAGTTTAACCCAAACAATGAGAGATAAACTAACTGACAACGTAAAAGAGTTTGAAGCTGTCTTATCTCCACAGGGTAAAATCGTATTCTTAGGTACCCCACAATCAGATATGTCTGTGTATAATGATTTAGGTGCTAGAGGATATGAAACTAGAATATGGACTGCTCGTATGCCTGAGAGCTCTAAGATGGTTAGGTATGACGGAAGATTAGCACCTTATATTACTAAACAAAAACTAGATGAATATGAACCGATAGATCCTAAAAGATTTGATGATTTAGATTTAAAAGAACGTGAAGCTAGTTATGGTCGTTCTGGTTTTGCTTTACAGTTCATGTTAGATACTACTTTATCTGATAAAGAAAGATACCCTCTTAAGTTAAGTGATTTAGTAGTCATGGACATTAATAATGACATAGCACCCGTTAAGATTGCTTGGGCAGGAAGTCCTGAGTATGCTTGTGAAGATTTACCCTCAGTAGGTTTTACGGGGGACAAATACTACAAACCTATGTTTAAGTCAGAAGACTTTGGAGAATACAAAGGATCTGTTATGGCTATTGACCCTGCGGGTCGTGGACAAGATGAATTGGGAGTTGCCATTGTAAAACAATTAGGTGGTAATCTATACGTGCAGAGTTGCATGGGGCTTAGTGGTGGGTATACAGAAAGTAATCTAACTAAGATTGCTACAATGGCAAGAGATGCTAAAGTTAATGTTATTATAGTTGAGAGTAACTTTGGTGACGGTATGTTTACTCAACTATTAAAACCTGTAGTCCAAAGGTATTACCCTTGTACTATAGAAGAAGTTAATCATACAAAACAAAAAGAATTAAGGATAATTGATACTTTGGAACCTGTGATGAACCAACATAGGTTGGTTGTAAGTCCACAGTTAATAAGACAAGACTTTGATACTAAGGATCCTAACTACCAATTATTCTACCAACTAACTAGATTAACTAAAGATAGAGGTTCATTAAGGAATGATGACAGACTAGATGTCTTATCTATTGCAGTAGCCTATTGGGTTGAACAGATGGCAGTAGACAGCGAAAGAGAAGTGGTGGAGCATAGAGATCATCTCTTGAAACAAGACCTAGAGAAGTTCCTAGATGGTACTCTAGGACGTAAACCAAGAGGCGACACTTGGATATAAGACAATCAGGGCTACAACTAATACTAGATAAAGCCCTATAGTATATACTTATGTATACTTATAGTATTATATCTATAAGTATTATTAGTAGTATATACACTATTAGATAACACATATGTATATTCACTAGGTATACACAGTGGAGAAGTAGAACTAGATGTTGTAGTAGACAAGACTACCGCCATACTTTTGCAAGAAACCTTAAATAAGCTATATTTGGCGTAAGGTCTTAGCGATAGAGTTAGTCGCTGGCATATTTATAGTGTCGATGTCAATACTTTTGTTGCAAAAATATGAATGGGTATCTCGGTTGCATACACTATCAAAAAACCCCCGTACAACCAAAGGTTGTACTCTAAGATAAGTCGTTAAAAAGTGACAATTAGCAACAAGTCACACAAAGGATATAACATCTTATGTGTTTATTATTGGTATTGATTGATTTTATTGGTGGTGGGTTGTCTTAGTGACAAGGCGTATCTGTTTTTTTTCGTTTAGTCGTTAAGCGGTCTTATGGTTTGGACAAATAAAACCGCTTAATAAAATAGCTACCTGCAATTATTTAAGTCGTTATGATTAATACAATGAGAATAAACAAAGTTATTACACCGCAATAAAATTGAATACTACTCATTGTTATTATTAACCTCTAAGTTGATCGGTTGACTTTCAAAATTAAAGCTAGTTTGAGGTGTGTATTCTCTAATGTTTACCGCTCGAACTGATTTTAATCTTAACGGGGTAGCTAGTTTTAAAGTCGGTATATTATAAGAAATATTATTAAATCTTTTCTTATACCTTAACTCAAAACTATTAACGGGCTTGATTATACTTACATATTCCTTTTCAGTTTTTTGTTTTGTAAACCTACTATTAAACTCATTAAGAATAGTATAATCGGAACGATTAACCGAAACCCACTTTAAATAGTCGTTAACATCTGTCGCTGAATTACAACTATTCGACTTAACATAAGTACATAGACTATGTATAAATTCTAAATACCTATATATGGTCTTAGCCGATAGGTTACCCTTGAACACTCTAAACTCGAGCGTTTTTTCTAAGGTAACATTTATCGCACTCGTTCGGTTAAGATTATAACGGTTTTTATTATAATGGGATATATCATAGCCCGTGTTAGTCGTTGCATAACTATTGTCTTGATCGTTAAGCAATCGACCGCCCACGCTACAAATATAATCATAGTTAGATCGTTTATTCATAAACTGAACTAGCTGACCAATTTGATAATTGGTAAACAGTTTTCTAGGTACATGAATATGAATACCCGTTTTACTATCGCGATAACTATTAAGATAATCTTTGACTTGTTTTTCAAATTTAAAATAATAGTCGGTTTGTTTAGCAAAGTCCAAAGTCATCGGAACGATGTTTAATTCTAAACCTCTATGACCCAAAGAACCGTCATGCTTTGCGACAGCCGTACCCGATAATATTTTTTCTTCTAACATTTTAATAATATTAGTCGGACATCTTGACGACTTATTGCACTCAATTTCTAAACCTAAGTATAACAAATCATCTTTATGTTTTTCTTCATAAGGCATAAATGCAAACGGTAATTCCGACGCAATCTTAAAAGAATAATCACGCAATCGATTGTTGTTACTCATTAGATTAATAGACGGAAAGTCGTTTTTAACTTTACTATCATAATTAAAAACAACAGTTTCTTTACTCGTTATGTATTGCCCATAAGCGTCGTTTTCTCGGTCATAGTCATAATTAGTATCGACCGAATAACTATTGTTTTGACTTGGTCTAGCGGTATGTAAACGACAAAACTTTCTTAAAATAAATAAGTCGTTAAGATCGTTATAAAGACCGCTATAAAATACCGAGTAATTGTTTTGAGCAACGAACGGTACTAAGTATTTTTTATAATCAATACCTTTATAAAATGAGATTAATTCATTTTTTCTAAACCAAAGCCCACTAATAAAATCTTGATTAATAAGTTTTGAATAGTCCCACTCAAGATAATTAAATACCGCTTGGAACGAATTAACCGCTTGATAATAATACGCTTTCAATACTCGGTTTTTTTGTGATCTTCTAACGACAAAACTAATAAAGTTAGTCAATCGGTTTTCGTTCTTACTCAACCACATATAAAGATCGAAAAAGTTTAAATCTAATCTATGTTGAAGACTAGGCGTACTCTCAAGATTAAAATTCGATCTAATTCGTGTCCATAGATCACGCTTAACATCGTTCTCTAATACAGTATCTTTTTTTAAACTTGAATAAGTATTCCGAATAAACGCATAGCAAATTAAACTGTTAACATACATATTCAGTTTAATAAAAACTTGAGTATTGTTAACGCTTATACTTTCGCAATCTTTAACAAAGTTTAAACAATCATTAGTATTCGATTGAATAGAATATGTTAATTGCTCGACACTAGATAAATCAAAACTATGTAAATTAAAATATCTAGTTAGTTGACGCTTTGATCTAAGAACTTTTAAAGTATTAAAAGCACTTGAAGATATAAAAAGGTTTTCGAATTGTTTAAAATTATAAAGTTTTCGAGTTTTTTTCTTTTTAACTATCATACTATTTCACCGCCTTTCTTACCGCATAAGGTTTTAAATCACTGAAAGTTGTTAGGTTGTTAGTTTCGTCGCAAAACAATTCGATATCCTTATGGTCGTTGATATCGTAACCACTTTGAACCGCTAAGATTAATTGAGCCACGATCTCGGGGTTTTCTTTTATTTCTGTTTCGAGTTTACTTTCCGTGATCGCTGTTATTAAATCCATGAAACCGATTAAATCATCAGCGTTAATAGAATTATAATCGTTACTATAAAGATGATTATTATTCTCAATTACTGTTTCAGCTTGTGAGATAATTTCATGTCCCGTCTTAGAGTTTAGAGCGGTTTGGTCGTATTCGTTCCGATATGAAACTGTAACACCGCTCGAATACGGTCTTGAAATAGTATTCCAATGATCGTTATAAGTTGGAATAATTAAATCATTACTGAATTTTAAATTTTTATATTCGTGCCATGAACCTAAAAATTGAAACTGTTTTGAATAATTATCTAATAACAATATTCGACTATCACACTCGGATTGAGCGATACTCTCAACGCAATCGATAAACTTTTTATTTTTTAATAACTCGATTTTGTTTAACAACATCGGTCTTAAAATGTTTTTAGTGAAATAATAACTGTCGCTAAAATCATCACTTAAAAGCGGTGCGGGTAGTCGTGGGCTATTGTGCATTAGAAAACAATCGGCTCGATCATTATCTTGGTTAAGCACTTGGAACGGGTGGCAATTTTTATTATTGGTAATACCCGTTGTAGTTATTCTAAAGTGTAAACCAATTTGATCGCACTTTTTAAAATGCTCTTTACATACTTTTAGAATTTTATTGATTTTTTTAGTAAAGAATTTTTTAGCAACTATACGATTAGTATCTTTATCTAAATACATTAAACCAAAACCGTCGCTATTTCGATCGAACGCTTGTTTAATTATTTCTTTACTTATGTTTTTTGGATTGCCTTGTATTATTAGACACATGACTAGACCTCT